GACTCGTTCGATGCTTTTGTGATATTTAGCTCCAGTTTATCTGCCGCTGATAAATTTTCTTCGTCCAGGATATCCGTCTTTCGGCTTCCGTTTTTAAGCTCATTGATGATATCTGTCACGGCTTTTCCGGCCAGGATCACATTGATCGCCTGTAAGTCGATATAATTCCCCTGAACGGATGCCCTCACATACCATCCTACCTGCGAATCTGAAATAGTGTAAGTCTCCTTTGACGAGAGCCATCCTGTAGTCCCCTGAAACGTTTTCCGGCTGTCGTAAAAATAATAGGCAATTTTATAGCTTTCCGGAATATCTGCTATCAGCATGGTGTTCCTGGTTGCTATTTTCTTATACTCCACGTTCCTTGCATAAGAATCGTTGCTCTTATCATCGCCTGTTTCCGGATCTATCAGCCCTTTTTCGAATTCCTCTAAGAAATGGTCGCTGTACTGCAGCAGCACATTGTTCTGTACCTTTTTCAATCCCCCAACGGATTCCATCAGGCCATTGATGCTGTTTTCGTTCTTTGTGATCGCACTGCTCATCTTCTGGAGATCAACACCCTCTGCCAGATGGATGCCATTCCGATCAAGATAACCCGTGATTGCAGCATTGACCTGTTCATCCGTTGCAACCATCTGCAGTAATTGTGCAATGGCGTTACCATTCGCATCTTTGAATAATATTCCCATAACTTCCTCCTATGCACTTTCAATCTGCACTGTTTTCGCAAATGCAGCGATATCTTCCTCTGTCCATTTTCCATAGTTTTCTTTTCGGACTTTCAAGGCGAAGCCGGAATAAGTTTCTGACAGTATTTCAATGGTTCCGCTGCAGGTAATCCACTGTGTCATTTCAACCATTTTCCCATCTATATATTTATAAAGCTGATAACGATATCCGGACCCACCAAGCAACGTAATAATGGTATCCACTGGCGTTTCTATATAATCGGTTGCTATTCGCATCGACTGAGAGTCCCCTAATTTCTGGAATGTCGATCCAGCTGTTTCCAGTATCTGCCCGATCTCCCAGTTTGGATCCGGATATTCGTACTGCATGACAGTAATGGTGCAGACTGTCTTATAATTTCCGCAGACAACTGTAATATCAACGTTTCCTTTTCTTCCAGTCAGTGTTACCGTTCCTTCTGTGACGCTGGCAAGTTCTTCATTGTTGCTTATCCACCGGACCTTCTGCGTGCAATCTTGTGGCTCCACAACTGCGATCAGTTCGATCTTGCCTTTTCCATATGCTTCGATAGCGGTCCGATCCAGGCTGATCCCCGTACAGATAACTTCGGATGTTTTGAACTCTTCGAGCTTCACACTTCCGATCAGCGTATCTGAGAGGTATAATCCTACTGTCTGGCCATTTACTGCCCTGAGATCCAGCTTACTGAGTACCGCCCCAATGATACTGTCCGGCGTGATGGTATCCCCTTCTTCTGTCTCCTCAAACAGTACAATGTTTTCCGGTACTTCCGGAAGTGTGGCATCCGCATATTTCTTAACAATATCCTGCACTGTATCTTCCTTCACAGTTTCCTTTAATTCTTCTTTCATGCTTCCGACATCGCTCTTTAAATCTGCCACATCGCTTTCCACATTCACAATCTTTTCTGATTCGCCCTGGATCTTCTTGACCGCAGTCACCGCTTTATCTTTTGCATCCACTGTTTCTTTTTTTGCGGCATTGGCTTCTTTTGCGGCTTCCTCTGCTGTTTTTTGAGCCGCTTCTGCAGAACCTTTTGCGGTTTCTGCCTTATCTGCTGCATCTTTCACTGCTGCAATCACCTGTTTATAGGTAATATCATCTTCTTCTGGTGTACCGTGTATTTCCGGTTTTGGTCTTGCCCGGACGTTCATGGCAATCTTATGCTCTGTCTTTCCGGAAGCAGCATCTTCCACATATATGAACGCATAGATCACATAATCATGTGACGCTCCGTTTCCTTCCAGCAGTGTATCCGGAATAACCACTTCGGTTGCCCCGTCCCTCGTCACACCGATCCGTGTCATCGTTTCGCCGATCCGTTCTGTTGTCGAAAACTGAACCTCGACCGCCGCCGGGATCTTCACACCCTGGATCCGCAGTGTCTGTCCATAATCCCACTGCCACAGGTCACTGACTGCTTGGCAGTAATGCTGCCCTGCATCTATGATTGCTGTTATCATGTATTTCTCACCTGCTTTCTGTAATTGATTGTTACGAAAATGTCAGCTTCAATGCCGCATGCACACCACATGGTGCATTGTTGACTGCGTTGGTTGTATTCGGCATCGTTGCGGCAATAGATACCATATTACGGTTGACAACGCCCCGGTAGGACGATGCCGCTACCAGCGTGGATGCATTGCCACCATAAATATAATTCCCATTCTGCCGGATCTGCAGTCCGGTTGCCGATGCTATGCTAACAGAACTGCAGCCGACAATCGGTGTCGATACCGGAATGCAGAACTGCACTTCCTTGCCTGCGGATGTCACATAGCCAGCCGTGAAACATTCAATATTTATGCTGTCGCCCTTGGTCAGGATATTCATATTTCCGACTACAAACCAGTATGATCCGCTGTAGACCAGCTCCAAAACCGTGTACTGATCTATCAGCTCTGCAGGGATGTTGCTGTTCCGGTAATAGATTGGCTTCGCCCCTGTACTATTGACGTTCAGTGTTGGATTTGCAGCGGTGTTGGCATAACTGAAACGCACAAACACCCTTGCACCAGCTGCCAGCTTAAAGTTCGACAGGCTGACCGTCTTTGCGGCGGTCGATCCCGTCGTATAACACACGGCATAATGGGCAATGTCAGCCGTACCATTGAAATTAACGCCATCTATTGCTCGTGTTGTCTGGAGTTTTGTAGCTGTTCCTGCATTTCCTGTAATCGTTGTCGGTGTTCCTCCGCCATTGGCATCCACATAACTTTTCACTTTCTTCCATAACTCAGTAAGCCCCGCCTTATCTAGATATGCCATGTTCCTTCCTCCTTATATCAATTCACTTTACACGCAGATTGCATCAATTTCGGCATTGGTAAGTGCATCGACCACAAACAATCCGCCCAATGCATCCCATGCCTTGCCGTCCCACGCCACGTTGGTACCTGCCGGGCCGTAGTCAGATGCTGCTTCCAGGTTGTATACGTCACCGGCAACCTGCCCTGTAGTCGGCAGTTTTGTTGCATCTGCCAGGGAACCCTTGTACTTATACACGCCTGTAATGTCGGATTTCTTCGCATAGATACCAGATAAATCTGCCTCTGTTGGCAAATCATTCAGTTTTGAAAACATCGCTGGAGACATGAGACCCATATTACCAGTAGTTGCAACTGGAATAATTGCTTTTACGGTACTTCCTGCAAAAGTGAGACCAACAGATGCTTGCGTGTAATCTTCTTCAGTATAGGCCATTGTCATGGCTTCCCATGTTCCTTTACCGCTCAGAAGTTTACCCGTATCGCCTTTCGCCGGTGCCGGTACCAGTCCGTGTGTACCTGCCGCATTAGCTGTTGCACCCTTGAAGTCAGAGTAGGTCGTGTTTGATGCCGGGATGCCTAAGCCTGTGATATCTGTCTTAGTAACTGGTGTCGTACTAGATACGTGTCCGGCTGCATCCACGGTCACTTTGTACAGTCCGTTTGTTTTCGCCGTATAACTCGGATGCACATATTTGTTCGCACCGGTTTCGATTCCTGTCAGTTTGTTCTTCTCTGCTGTCGTATAGTCGTTCGTAGACAGTCCTTTACCGTTTACTTTGTCTACCTTCCCTGATAATGCTTTTTTGATCTTGCCCCAAAGATAAGTTAATCCCGCTGTATCCAAAAATTTTGCCATAATGTTTTTCTTCCTTTCTTTTAACTGTAAATGCAGATCTCATCAATCTGCCCATTCGTTATCGCCGTTACTGTTGTGTACTTCACACGCCCCTGCCCTGCCAGCAGCTGTTGCTGTGTGTATGTTAATGCCGTACCGCCAAGCGTGACCTTGCTGTTTGCCGGTTTTAACAGGTCTGTCACCTTCTTCGTGATCTGCAGCTGCTGCTGTATGTTGTACGTGGGTGCTGCACAAAAAACCTTTTCACCGATCCGCAGCATATCCACATCATAACCGGCATCCGACAGGTCGATTGCAGATAATTCTGTCACCAGATTTACCCCGTTGATCTTCTTAAATGCCTTTTCGCCTTCTTCTTTCAGCTTCGTGGGGTCCTGTATTTCGGAAAACTCCACGGTCTTCGTGATGATGCCGTATTCTTTGGCGGCTGCTGCGTCTTCCAGGTAGTCCTTGCCATCGTTCACGCCTGCGATTGTGACCGGCCATTCGTTGTTTGATGTCGATGACCCGAGCGGGATCAGACGCGTTGCAAGATCATCCGTCTTGACGTTCTTGGTAACATCAATTATGTTCTGCCCCTGCCGGATATCCTGGCCGCCTGCCTGTTCATATTCTGCCAGGTAATCAATATAGTGCACACCGCCGACGGTTCGTGTCCGGATATACCCGCCGCTTTCTGTGACGAGTTCATCCATTATGTCCCTCGTGGTGCTGTAATCGTTCCGCTCCCGATCTGCCGCTTCCCCGGTAATAGTCACCTGACCGATCAGGAACTGCTTGAAATCATCCACCTGTTCGTTGTGCTTCTTAACCAGCCACTTGAAATAATTTCCTGGCGTTGTCTTTCCCGGTACATCCGTGCCGGTCTTGTGGAATGGACGGATGATGCTGTCCTGAAAAAATACCAGGTCGCCTTCTGTTTGGATCTCCATCTCAAGATCCCTGTCTTCGACGGTGTTCATCACAACGCCCCGGTAGATCGTCTTCTCACTGCCCGTCAGGTCGAACCGGATTACTTCCAGCATGGACTTTCGCCGCAGGACGGATGCCGCAAGCGGATGGTCCAGGACGATCGAGACATCACAGGAACCGTTTTTGTTGACTTCCTGAGTCAGTGCCCCTTCCGTAATGCAGCGGCCTCTTATCCACGGATGGTACAGGTAGGAACCATCCAGCGTGATCTTATACATTAGAACCTGCCCCCTCTGTATTCTACGGAAACCGTGCCGCCATCCCCTTTAAACTGCATGGTATGGATGCCCTCTGTGATCAGGATATCAGGCACCGTACTGTGCCCTTTTGGGATCTGGTAGCTTTTTCCGTCATATGTCACTGTGACCGCCGCCGAAGCTTCAAAAACACACCCCGTCGGCATCACATCCCCTACGACCGTGATTTCACCCGGTACCGGGATGTTTTTATAGTCTCTGATGATATCCGTTTCAAAATTGAATCTGTCCCATTCCCAGTCATCCAGTGACGTTTTCCGTGCCAGCTTGTACGGCTCTGCATCCAGTGTGACCACGATCTGACTGTAATGCTGGTTGAGCTTGCTGCTGTCCACGCTTACCCTGGCATCGTAATAATAGCCGTCATCCCCGAAGATGACCGGGAGCCGCCTGCCGTGCAGTTTCCCGCGGATGTCACTGGCTTTTGACAGCCAGGTGCTGTAAGTGCCGTCCTTGAAGTCGAACGTCAGCTTATGTGTTGCATTGTCGTACACTGGGAAACCGGTAATGGCTTCCGTCAGATCCAGTGCACCGTTCCTACCGGGGATGGTCACGGTACTTTTCCGGACGGACGGCGTACCAAGGTCCACACCCAGCAGTTTCAGCCCAAAATCGCCCATTTTATACTTTCCGATCTGTACATCCATCAGCTTCCCCTCCTCTGCCGGTTCCGTATTGTGTTCATGTTTTCATTGACGTAGGGTGTGACCGCCTTGCCCACCGTCCTTCCATCCAGGTCGACCGTGGTATGCAGCTCTGCCTGTAACTGTATTGTCTGGTTGCTTGCCGCTTCTAATAGTTTCCCTATCGATGCATTGCCTGCATTTGAAACGGTTATGAAATTGTCTAATTGATTAACCGTCTGCTCGAACCGGTCCAAGGATGCCAACAGCTTCGGATCCAGCTTTTGTAATGCTGCCTTTTTCTGTTCAGTATCCTCGAATGGTGTCGGGAGTGCTTCCAGTACTTTGCCCACCTCAGACAGTCGTCCTTTTTTTGCCAGCTTCTGTATTTTTTTCTTACTTGCCGCATTTGCTTTCAGGGCTTCCAGATCCAGCTCAGAATCATCGGTGCCCTTTGCCTTCTTTTTCTTTGCCGTTGTCTTGCCCGAAGTTGTGGTACCCTTTGCATTTGTTGACGTTTTCGTGCTTTTCGCGGATTTATTTGATTTTCCAAGCCCAAACGCTTTTTTAAACGCTTCGATCATATCCTTTGCAATGCCCCGCATGGATTTTTTCAGCGTTTCTTTTTCACCATTCAGACTCTTGATCAGGCTTTTGGCGATCTCCTTTCCGGCTTCTTCGGTTGCTTCCTGTGCGGTCTTGGCTGCCTCTTCCACTTCTTTCGTCCATCCGGCTTTTGTGTCTGTCAGACGCTGTTCGAAAAATTCCTTGCTGTAGGTTTTGGACGAACTCTGCAGCTGTTCCCATTTCTCCTTGTACGCCGCCAGTTCTTCCGCTGACATTGCGTTCAGGTGCTCCACGAAGTTGTCTGCCTCGTTCAGGTCCATGCCAAGGATCTGATCCATCAGGCTTTCCGGTATCTTGTCCTTGAGCTTTTTCAGACCTTCCTGGTACCGCTCGACTTGTGTCAGCTGGGTGTCCAGGTCGTACATATTGGCCGGCTCTGACATCTTCTTTTTCATGTCGTCCCGAAATGAGATGATCTTGTCGTAAGCTTTCTGGTACTTGTCTGCGATCCCGTCCAGCTTCTTGTCTAAGTCGTCTTCGATCTTACTGTAAGCTTTCTCTGTCCCTTCTTTCAGGGCATCCATGAACGTTGATGTGTATTTATTGGCATAGTTCTTGATTTTTTTGGCGTTCTTCCGGAACTTTTTTGCTTCTTCCTGGAGCTTTTTCTTCTGCGTTGCATCCGTGGTGTTGCCCACCTCTGTTTTCTTGTCTTCGGCCAGTTTTTCGTATTTTTTTACAACCTTATCCACATAGCCGTCAATCTTGTTATCCAGCTTGGAAACTAGGAGCTCCTGACGCTTGTCAAGCCCGCTGGTGATGGATTCCATGATCGCAGACGCCGCATCGGAATAACCGCCCTTTGCCGCATCCACTTCACCGGCTGCCTTGACAGCTTCCTCGGACATCTTCTTCATGGTTTTTTTCAGCTTCGGGACTTCGGCTTCAATGCCCTTGATCACACCTCCGACGATGTGTTTACCGATCTCGTCCTTGAAAACCTTGGACGGGGAATGGATCCCCAGTTCGTTTTTGGTGGCATCCACAGACACTTTTGCGAGATTTCTGGCACTCTTCTCAACATCTCCTCTACCTTCATCAATACCGACTGCCATACCGGCCGCCAGCATCTCACCGACTTCGTCACGCATGACACGGGATGGGGATTTTATGTTGCCTTCCTTTTTTGCCCCGGCAACTGCATTTCTGACCGCTGCCCTTGCAGCTTCTTCGACTGCCGGGGAATTGGCTGTCATACCGGCAACGGTTCCACGCATCAGGTTCGCACCAACGTTATAGAACCCGTTGTAATATCCCAGTGCTGCGTCTTCCGCTTTCCGAATGGAACTGCTCGCCGCCTGTGACACCTGCCCGGAATTCTGCTGGATTCCGTCCGCGGTTGCTTTCTGCGACTCTTTTCCGGCTTCCTCTCCGCCTTTTTTAGCCGCCTCCGTAACTTCTTTCTGGCCGGATTCGATCCCGCTTTTTGCCTTTTCTGTATGTTCCTTGCCGCTCTTCTCTCCGGCTTCGCCTGCCGCCTGTGCGATCTCCTGACCAGTACTGTCCCAGTTGGTTATAATGGCAGCTAATTTCTCTGAATAGGCTTCTGCCGCTTCGCCACCACTCTCAGAATATGCTGCCACTGCATCTTGTAATTCTTTTTTTGACATTTCTGTGCATGCTTTGACAAGATTTGCACTCTGAGGTCCCAGATCAACCAAATATGAAAAAAATTCTTTCGTCATGCCCTCTCCGGCACGTCCTGCAAGGGTTATCAGGTTATCTGCCCACTGATCTACACCATTTGCTGCACTTTTCAGATGTGTTACTACATCTCCTGCTGAAATCTCTTCACCGCCCGAAAAATCTTCGTATGCATTTACAACGCCTTTCAAGTTGTTCTGGATGGACGTTTTCATGTCCTCATAGGCTTGTTTGACCTCATCGGACATTTCTGTTGCAGAATCTGCCACGCCCTGGTTTGATTCTTCAACAGCGGTTTTATACTCGTAAGCTTTCTCCGCTATTTTTTTGTATCTTTCGTCTGCTTCCGAAGTTGTCCCCTGTAAGCCGGCAACGACTTCTTTCTGTTCTTTTATCTGGCCGTTCAGGGCGTTCAGCTGCAATGCATATTTATCGACCGGTTCGCCGGCCGCTGCGTAACTGCTCGCCATTTCCTGCACGGATTCCGTGCCATCCTGTACTGCAGCGTTATGTTCATTGATTTTCTTTACTGCCTGTGACCGTAGGTCGTTGAGCACTTCTTCCGCTTCTGACAGCTGGATCTGTGCCTCTGCCAGATCAGAAGCCGCCTTGTTTGCCTGTTCCTGATAAGCATTTGCAAGTGCCTGCTGCTTCATGGAATCGATCACGGCATCCACTGCGGATTTCTCCCTGTTCAGTGCCCCGGTTGTTTCATCAATGGAAAGTCCAAGCTCCGGCATGGCTCCGTTGAGCTGGTCGACGATCGTGTTCATCTGTGCTTTATCTGAGGCTGTTTTATTTGTTTTATCCGCCAGATCGTAGAGTTTGTCCGCAAGGTTCTGGTAGGTAGCCGCTTCTGTTTTCGCACTTTTGATGCTTTCTTTTCTCTCTTTCGCATGCTCTTCCATGCTGTCTTTCAGCTCATCGTAGGAATCCTTGCACTGATCGATCGCCTTCCGGTTCTTTACTGACTCCGATGTCCGGTCTTTCATGACCGCACCGAATGCAACGGCCGCCG